CTACTTGCATCTTGGTATCAAACATAGAGTTGACGCGCTCGATGCCGGCGGTGATCGAGTCGATCATGTCCTGGATATTAAATAGCGGCAGCTCGGCGCCGTCCTCGACCTCTGCGGTGATCAGTCGCTCCTTTTTCATTTGCTGCGCCTCGGATAGTCCGATCGCAGCATAGTACTCCGATAAGATGTACTTGTGCACATCGAGCAGCTGGATCAAAGATTGATTGCTGCTGTCGGCGTATACCGGCAGCTTTTCCAGCTGATCTACAAGAGACTTTTGGACGATAAAAAAAGGTTTGCCGTTGTATGCCTCCTGCATTGCTACCTCTAAGGATAAGTATGTGTTTTGATCGTCACATGCAAATCCCGTCGTAAGTCGGAGATTTTTTTGCGCAACATTAAGCGACAAAAAGTTATCTGCAAGCAGCGAGGCAGTGGTGCTGATCAAGCTGTACATGCCGCCGCTTCCGCGTCCCCAGTAGTACGGATCCATGCTTGTGCAGTAGACGATCTCGCAGTCGATACCAGGCTGCAAATTGTAAGAGCGATTAAAGCGCGGATTTGTCACGAGGATCCGATCCGGTACATAGTACAAATCCGGCTTGCCTGCCGGCGCAGCATTTAAGGCGACAAGATCCTGATCTGGCTTAAAGTAAGCCGCGCGCCCTAAAAGGATGATGCACATCATCATAAAATCATAATTGATCGACTCCGGCGCGCCTCGGATCTCGACGATATGCAGCGCCGTCCGGAAAAGCTGACTAAAAAAATGCTGATACAAATAGTCGTAGTCCAACTCAATTGTACTCAATGCTTTTTCAAACGGCAGCGAGTTTGCCGCCCACTCCTCCGGCGTCGGATTGCGCTTGCTCATCAAATCGCCTCCCTTGCTATTTTTTGCGTTTGCAATGCCCAGTTTGCAAAGAGCTCCCCGGTCTCGTTATCCGCAAAAAAGGTTTTCCTCTCGGCAATCAGCCGAGCGATCAGATCCTGCGCTCGTGTCGGTCGAGCTCGCAGCGTGTACTGATGCAGCGGGTTGCCGTCCGCGTGCTCCGCCTGGATATAGATGATCTTATCGCGCCGAGCGTCTGGATCCAAAACACTACAGGGATGCCAATGCAGGACCGGGAAGTCGTCATGCATATGCACATCACCTTGCAGCATCTGATCCTCAAACTCGAGCCAGCAGCTGATAATAATGCGATCGCGCCCTAGCTTTTTAGGCGGGTGCCGATAGCTTGCGATCTCCCAGCTGCCCGCAGTCATCATGCGCAGCTCTGGGTTATCAAAAGCATAGTACTCGGATACTGATGCCGGCGCGCCCGTATACTCGCAGTACTCAATCGCGATTTTGTGATCAGTCTTGCCGACGCGGTACACGTCGATCTGTCCCGGCTGCATGTCTCGTATATGGGATATGCCCATCTCCCTAAAGTACGGACAGCTCTTGTTTACAGTATTGGCGATCAGCCAAAACTTGACGCCGGGACGGTTGCGCACGATCGTCGAGAGCAGCTGCTGATAGAGCACAAACTCGTTTGTCAAGTAAAAACTGCGCGTTATAAACTCATCAAAACAGACGCTGTACACCTTGCCACGGTCCGCGCCTTTTGTCGTCTCAAACGTGTTGATTGCGTATGTCCGACAAAAAGGCTTTGTGTCCTGCGCAGTCTTTACGCGCCCGCCCGTTTTGGTATCCTCGTAGCGGGCGAGGAAAAACGCATGCGTCTTGTATATGATCGTGTTGTACTTGCCGTCGGATAGCTTTTTGATGAGCGGCAGCTGCGGATCAAAGAGCGTCGAGATGTTTGCAGCCTCGAGCATGGTGTCGAGCCGGCGGATATATGCCGACGGTGTGCGGCTCTGCATGTACTCCGTGATCACATCGCGGCACCAATCATAGGTCTTGCCGTTTGATCTTGTGCCGATCACGATATTATACAGCGCATCAAGCTTGCGGATGTTTGCGCTGCTGTAGTACATCGACGCGCCATCTATGATCTCGCTGTCTACGTGCTCCGGCTGCTCTGTCTCTGCTGGAAGCAGCTTATCCGGCTCCGGCACAAACTCCAGCTGCACGATCTCCGGCTCTACGACTTGCTTTTTACGCGGCATTATACCACCCCACCTTTATAATAGCACTTTACCGCGCGAAAGTCAAGAGCATTTTGCAAAAAAATCCGGCACTACTTAAGTAATGCCGGAAGTTTTTATTTGTCGCCATAAAGTCTATAGTAGAGCTGTGCGTATATCGTGCATGCTCCGAGCAAATCCGTGTACTTTTGGATCCGATCTAAAGGCATAGCCAAAAAGTCAAGACTGTTGATCTGGACCATCACATCGCGCACGTACTCGATATGATAGCCTGTCGGGGGGATCCCGCTCTTGAGCTCGTGTAAATACTCGTATACTCGGTGTCTATCGTATTTGTCAAGCATCATCATCACTCCTTATACCAAAAAATGTATCTTGTAAGTGCTGGGATCTCACATAAGCATCCCGCATGGTATCAGTGTCAAGATGTGCGCAGGCATCCGCGATAACCTCGGCAGATAGCTCCGGCACATCAAAGATCTCGTGACACTTAAGGCATACGCCGTACCGATCGTGCCGGATCACGCGGACGGGCTTGCCGCATTTCGGGCAAACCACATCGCGCAGCTTATAGTTACGTCGTTTGATTGGCAGCATTGTCTCTCACCTCCCGTTTCATGTACGCAAGCGCATATTTTCTGCATTCATTTCGATTGCATCCAACAGGTTTGTTGTCCTTGTCGCATATATTGCACATCATGTGCGGAGCAAACCAGTCCGCAAGCTCCTCGTCCGTCATCTGACGGATGCAATCAGCATTTGTCATTGTCTCTCACCTCCTCTCTCTGGATCTCATCCAGGCACTGATCGCAGATCCACTTGTGATAATACGGGTGCTCCGGATTACAAGGGACGCCCCCGGCGTCGATCTCTAGGATCTCGTGGCAGCGCGGGCACTCCATCACGGCAGGCAATCCAAAATCTGCAACTCTCATTTTATCACTCCTCGTATAAATTGCGGGCGATCGTCGCCTCGAGCTTGTCCGGATCCAGATCCGCGATCAGCTCACGCAGCGACGGCATGCTCGACTTAAAAGCTTGCGGCTCCAGGATGATGCAAGACGGGATCTCGATGTGCATGCAGTTGCCCTGATCATCCGAGACGCAGCAGCAGCGCTCATCGTCGATATAGTGCGACTTAAGCACGCCGGTCTGATCGGCGGGCACATAAAAATCCTCGGTAACGGCTGCCATCTTGTCCGCTGCCGTGTCGTACTGCTCAAAATATTTGCCCTTGATATAGTCGCCTTTATCGTCGATCTCGATTTGCGGCAATCCTGATATATGATAATTAAAATTACCGCTTTGTATATAACAATACTGTTTGAGCCCTAAAACCTTAAACTTGCTGTAGTACTCCGTCCTAAACTGCCCGAGCCCTTGCAGCCACATCGGATTGCATCCGTACTTTTTGCACATGCGCTCTACAGCTGCATCCTTTTTGCGGTTGTACTCCTCGATGATCTCCAGCGCTGCCGGATTATCCTTTAGTACGATGTACATGCTGTCGGTGTCCGAATATACCACGGTCCGGTTAAAAAAGCGCTCTGGATCCGGCTGCGGTACCGGCGACCAGGTTGCAATCTTGTACAGAGGATCCAGCAGCTCTTTTCGCGCCCAGCTCGCCACCCATACGCCCCACTGATACATCACGGGCGAGAAGTTGCGTTTGTCGGCGTCGAGCTCATCCGCTGCACGATCTATGCCAGTGAGTCCAGCCGGCACGACGTTTCCAGCGTCGGCGCTGTACATATACTCCATGCGGATAGGATCCTGCACAAAAACGCCGTAGATCCGCGCGCACTTGGATTTGATCCGCACATACTCTGCCACCTCCTGCGGCGTCGGCATGCGGTGCTTTTTGATCTCTGCAAGCTCCGCTTTGGTTGCAAACTTCTGCGCTGCAAGCGTTATCGCGCTTTGGATCACATACTCCGGCAGCGGCATATATCTGCTGCTGTAGATATCAACGATGTGCAAGCTGTACGGCTCCCAGTCGTACCACTTGCAAAAGAGCCGGAAGTCTACATCCGTGAGCACGGTGTCGATGTAGTCGCACTCGGCGACGTGCTCTGTTTTCATACGCCGTCGCGCCTCCGGTGCGCGCGTCAAGTAGTTTTTTGGATAGATCGGCAAAAATGCGAGCGACGGGATCTTTGCCTTGACTTTACACGCTGTAAAATGGATAAGCATTGCGCGCCCGCTGTACGGTCCGGACGCCTCGCAGATCTCCTGGATCATGCCAGGCGATGCCGGCATGCTCGGCTGGATCGGCAGCTCCATCCGCTTAAACTTAGCCGCCGGAAACCGGTGCAGCAGCACTTGCGAGATATACGATGTGTCGATATCCGCGCCCAGGACTCCGGACAGCTCATCACCGCGATATATCGAGGTTGCAAAATTAAAGCCTCCAAAGTATGCCACGCGCAGCATGCGCAAGATGTTGTAATCGTCATCCTTTGCAGCGTCGAGCTGACGCGCTGCCATCGTCCAGCGCTGATGCTTTGTGCATGTCTTTGCCATCTCCGAGGAGATGATGCGATGCACTTGCTTTGTGAGCGTAAGCGGCATCTTTGATAAGAGCCCGTAAAAATTGACTTCTCCGGCATAGTATCGCGCAAGGATCTTGACGTCATGCTCGCAGTACTCGAGCTCGCGATCCGTCAGCTTTGTGATCGGCAGTCTGATCTTTGAGTAATCAAAATCGGGCAGCTTAGGGATCCCGACCTCCTCGCCCATCTTTTT